GAGAAGAAAGCGAAGGGCACCCATCAGAAGAGCCGGGACGCTATCCGGCCGTTGGCTGAGGTCCAGACGGACATTGAGGAAGCCTTGGAGTCCCTGGGAGACATGCGCTTCAACCTCCGCGAAGCGGGGAAGGCTATACGCGCAGAGGGCGTGCTCATCTTGGTTGTGACCCGCAGCAACGATAACAAAGAGGTAACCACCAAGAAGCTAAACCCGGCTTGCAAGTTACAGCGGGAAATGCTTACCAGCATCAAGAGCGCTAAGCGGGCCTTGGTCTTACTTCGTGAGGAAGAGCAACTAGCACAGAAAAACGAAACCCCAGAGCAAGACGAATTCGAGGGACTGTAATGCTGTGCAAAAAGTGCAACCATCCAGAGACAAGCCACGCCCCGCTACTCCACGGGGTTAACTCATGCCAAGACTGCGCGGCCGGAATTGCCGATCACGTCTTTGTACCCCAGGCGTGTCTACCCCGGCTAGAAGATCCGTGCTCAGAGCCATCCCTGGGCTGGATAGCTACCGTTAAGTGCGCTTGCGGCTGGGAAGCTATGTACATCCTCCCGGAAGACTGTTTCCGCTATCTCATTGGCGTCCTGGGTCACGCGCGGGACGCGCACGGGACCGTTATTCCAGAGATTGAGCACCGGACCCTATGAGGGACTACGTAGGCATAGCGCGGCAATACTGTGAGGACATACTCAGCGGGAAGACTCCGGCTTGTAAGTTTGTGCGCCTCGCTTGTGAGCGGCAAGTCAATGACCTCCACCGCGCTACCCTAGGGGACGCAGACTTCCCCTTCTACTTTGATGAAACGGCCGCCTCCCGCGTCTGTTTCTTCATTGAGAAATTCCCGCACATAGAAGGACCGCTAGCCGGTACCGCTATTGAGCTGTCCCCGTGGCAAGTCTTCGTACTCACCACCGTCTTTGGATGGCTCAAGCACGCTAACGGTAAGCGGCGCTATCGGCGCGTCTACATTGAAATCCCACGCGGCAACGGTAAGAGCGCCCTGTCTTCGCCCCTTGCCGTTTACATGCTGTGCGCGGACAAGGAAGGCGGGCCCCAGGTTTACAGCGCGGCCCGAACCAAAGAGCAAGCGCGGGTAGTCTTCGACATTGCCAAGAAGATGCTGCGCTCAGAGCTGGGTCACAAGATATGCAAGCGCTTCGGCATCCAAGTCCTTCAGCATTCCATCGTACATCCCGCTTCTAACGGGATCTTCCGTCCGCTGGCATCCGAAGCCGAATCCCTGGACGGACTCAACGTTCATTTTGGATGTCTTGATGAATTGCACGCACACCCCACGGCTGAGGTCCATGACGTTCTGGACACCGCAACCGGGAAGCGTGACCAATCCATGCTCTGGATGATTACCACGGCCGGCGTAGATCAGACCGGGATCTGTTACGCCACGCGGGATTATGTCATCAAGATCCTTGAAGGCACTTTCACTGATGAAAGCTATTGGGGAATTGTCTACACGGTGGACGCGGAAGACTTGAAGGATGACAAATGGGCAACGCCTGAAGTTGCGCGGAAGGCTAATCCCAACTTCGGTATTTCTGTCTTCGCGGATGACCTTGAGCAAAAGTGTAAAAAGGCGCTTCAACAAGTCACGGCCCAGACGAACTACAAGACCAAGCATCTGGACATCTGGCAGAGCGTAGGCGCGGCCTGGATGGACATGCTTCGTTTCAATAAGTGCGCGGACCCCACGCTAAAAGAAACGGACTTCCTGGGGAAGCAATGCATACCCGGCCTGGATCTTGCCGCGAAGCTGGATCTTCTGTCCCTGGTTAATTGCTTTTGGGATCACCGGGAAGACGCGGACGGCAAGACGCGCCGCCACTATACCGCCTTTTGGCGTCACTGGATGCCGGAGGCCCGCGTCATTGAAAGCAATACGGCAATCCAAGGCTGGGTTGCTGATGGGCACATCCGCGTATGCCCCGGTGAGACAAACGATTTTAACGAGGTTGAAGACGCTATCCGGGAATCTTGGACAGCGTTTCAATGCCCCGAAGTAGCGCATGATCCTTTCGGGGCTTTAGAAATGGTTAACAAGTTGACGGCTGAGCAAATCACGATGTTTCAGGTAGACCAAAACGTCAAGAACCTCAGCCCGGCAATGAAAGAGCTTGAGGCCGCCATCTATGACGGCCGCTTTCACTATGACGGGGACCCCGTTGCTACCTGGGCAATGTCCAACGTCATAGCGAAGCCGGACAAGAAGGACAATATCTTCCCCTTCAAGCTGAAAAAAGAAAACAAGATAGACCCTATCAGCGCGCTGCTAGCGTCCGTGATTCGCATAATGATGATTGACACTTCGCTGCAAGAAACGGGCGGGGTAACGAATATCGGACCATGCACAAAATGCGGTGAGCTGTGCATTGGTACCCTTCAAGATTCCAAGATCGTGTACCTCTGCGCTAAGCACGTAAATCACTCTTGACAAGGGTACCGCTTAAGAGTACCGTTAGAACAGTCGCAAGTCATGCGAAGCCTAAAGGGGCCCGGCAATTCAAGGCGGGCCCGCCCTCTAAAGGTCAAAAACATATGGTGAGAAATCGCGCGGCGGTTTTGCTTGGGTTGCTGGGGTTGCTGAGTGTAGAGGCTGGGCTTTTCTTTAGCTACCGGCCGCTGAGCTTGATATTTCTAGGCGCGTTTCTGATGTACGCGGCGCGCGGAGGCAAGAGGGCATGAGCTTCATTAAAGAGTGTCGGGAATTCATTGACGGATTTTTTGACAATCCCGGAAACTTTAGCGGCGGCTTTGGGATGTTGGGCATTGGCCCAGCGGAATCCGGCTTTGATGTAAACGAACAATCGGCCATGACGGTGGGAGCGGTAGCCGCTTGTCAACGGATTATTAGCTCAGCCGTGGCAAGTATGCGCTGCTACGTCTATGAGCGTATGCCGGACGGCGGGCACAAGCTAGCCGTGGATCACCCCGCGTTTAACGTCCTATCCCTTCAGCCCAACGATGAATACTCCGCTGTGGACTTTTTCGGGGCGGGACAAGTCAACCTTCTACAGAATGGGAACGGTTACGCAGAAGTTCAAGTCACGAACGGAGGCCAACCCCAGCTTATTCTAAGATCCCCATTCAAGACCCAAGTTTATCGGGATCAAACCACCGGGGAACTTTCCTACAAGACCACGGACACACCGGTAGGTAAAGAGCGCGTCATTGACCGCGCCCATATGGTACACCCCAAGAATATGGGCGTGGTCCCCTACCTGGGGCTGTCACCTATCCGGCTGTACATGCGGGAAGTAATCGGGACTGCGCTTGCGGCCCAGGCTTACGGCGCGCGGCTCTTCAAGAATGACGCCCGCCCAGGCGGCTACCTCAAGTCCGTTGCAACGGTGCAACCGGCCAAGAAGTTGGAGCAAATCCAGTCCTGGGTTGCCGGTCATCGCGGCGGCAATAACCACATGCCCGCTTATTTAGACGGCGGGGTAGAGTGGGCCAACGTAGGCATTAGCCCCGATGAAGCCCAATTTCTTCAGACAAGACAATTCCAGCGCAGCGAAATTGCAGCAATGTACGGAGTCCCGGCGCACATGCTCGGTGACCCAACGGAAACCAAAGCCACGATTGAGCAAAAGGCTCTTGAGTTTCTTCTCTGGACCGTAAAAATTTGGCTACTCCGCTGGGAGCAAGCCCTCAACACCAACCCCATCCTGTTTCCCCGCACCGGCCGCAACGCTGGGAAATTCTTCGCAAAATTCGACACATCAGAATTTGAGCGCGCGGACTACTCCACGATGTTGAAAGGCTTGCAGACCGGCCGCTATGCCGGGCTCATTGCCGTGGACGAAGGCCGCAAGGCCCTGGGCTACAACCCATCCACCGCCGAAAACTTCGGTATGACGGAAGAGGAATTCAAGCAAAAGCAGCCGGGCAAGGGTCTGTGGCGGCCGGTCAATATGGCCGTAGCCGGTGAAGATCCAACCCTGTACGCATCGGGCGGCGCGGGAGCGGGCAACGGGGACGCCACGGATACGGAAGACGCACCGGTAGGGGATGACGCAGCGCCCCAGGACGGGGACAACGGTGATAGCCGGTCATTAGCGGCCTATTTACCCATCTTTGAGGCGGCTTTAGACCACCTTGAGGCCCTTAATAAGCCTAATTCCGCAGTCTGGATGAAGGCCTTAACGCCCTCACTAACTCAGCTTGCGGGCGGCCTCACCGGGGTTACTTACCCGCTGATGTTGGAAACCATACGCGGCATGAAGCGCGCGGGAATTGAAGCAGTCCGCGCCCAGGCCGGAAAGATGTTGCAAGACTATCAGGCCATTGTGCGGGCCGCAAAAGCGCACGCGGAGGGAACACAATGCGAGTAGAACGGCGGTTTGTAAAGGGCATGGAAGTCCGCGCAAGCCTGGGCAATGCGGACCAACCAAAGATTGAAGGCTATGCCTCAGTCTTCAACGAGTTTTACACGATGTATGAGGACGCGGACTTTGTTATCCGCGAAACAATCCTCCCCGGCGCGTTTGACCCGGTTATGTCAGATGACGTGCGCTGTCTGTTTAACCATGACGCGGATAACGTCCTGGGCCGGTCCACCAATGGGACGTTGAGCATGTCCCAGGATGACAAGGGCCTTGCCTTCCGCAATGACATGGACCCGGATACCCGCATCGGGAAAGACGTGTACCAATTCGTGAAGCGCGGTGATGTCACCGGCTGTAGCTTCGCCTTCACCGTGGATGAGGACCCGGACGCCTGGAAAGAGGACACAACGGAAGCCGGACAAATCCGCTTTACCCGGACAATCAAGAAGATGAAGCGGCTTTATGACGTGGGCCCCGTGACCTATCCCGCCTATGAGCAAACCAGCATAGACGCGCGGAAGTTGGTTGCTGAGCTGCGCGGCGCAAATGCTTCGTCTGAAATTCCCGAATCCATCTTGAAACGCATTGAGGCTGGGAAGCCGCAGCCGGGCATGAGCCAAGAACACAAGGACGCATACCGGAAACAATCGGAAATCCGGTCACAAGTTTAAGCCCACCAACCGTGGGATTAGTAACGCTGTAGCTGTGGGCAAGACAAATTAGCCGTGGGGCTCAAAACCAAAAACACAACCCGAAAGGCAAAGTTATGAAGAGCAACTTGGAACTGAGACAGGAACGTCATGCCATCAGCTTGCTGATGAATGCCGCTCTTGAAACTAACGATATGGCGCGATGGAAAGAGCTGGACGAAAAGCAGGAAGTTTTGCGCGTCCAGATTGACGCCATTGAACGGACGGAGAAACTTGCCAAGGAATTGGCGGCCGTCCAGAATGCAGACCGCCCGAACGTCCGGGAAGAGCTTGCAGCGGCCAAAACACCGATGGCCCGCGCATTGGCCCTCCGCTCTACGGAGTCCTACAAAGCGGACTTCGAGAAGTTCATCCGTACCGGACGCATGACGCCC